CATATGAACTCTACTGCGAGAGGTTCCGCTACAACGCGGAGAAACTGGACACGGAGATCGTGGAAGTGGATGCCATAGAGACCAACCTGGTGAAGCCGATCAGGTCGTTCACGCTGTCAGCAGGAGTCACCTTCCAGGAAGGCGAGACCATCTATCAGGGTGCTGCATTCTCCAGCAGCACATACAAGGCGACCGTCATCGACTACAAGCAGCAGGAGAAGACGCTCAAGGTCAGCGACGAGGTGGGGACACCCGACATCCTTCTTCCGCTGAAGGGGGGGAAGTCGGGAGTGCAGACCACATACACAGCCCTTGCGTCCACGGACGAAAAGTACCTGGACACCAACGCAGACGACAGCCATGCCATAGAAAGGGAGAGAGCCGCGAAGGACATAATCGACTTCACGGACAAAGACCCGTTCGGAGAGGGAAGGTGGTGATCCGTGTTCGACTACTTCTACAACGGTAGCATACGGAAACTGGTGGTCGCATTCGGATCCCTCTTCGACGAGGTGTTCGTGGAGCATGAGTATCCCGACAGCAGCAAGAAGAGGATCAAGGTTCCCATCTCGTATGGTCCCAAGGAGAAGTTCTACAGAAGGGTCATCGAACTTGACGAGGCTGGCGACAGGGACACGGTAGAGAACATCCTTCCTAGGATCGGCTTCGAGATAACGGGAATGCAGTATGACGGCGGAAGGAAACTGAACACCCTCAACAAGACCACTTCCCCGAAGGACGAACTGGATCAGACGCTGTCCAACACCTACCATCAGGTTCCCTACAACATCCAGTTCACCCTGAACATCATGACTAGGAACATCGAGGACGGTCATCAGATAGTCGAGCAGATACTGCCCAACTTCACCCCCGACTTCACCATCACGATGAACTTCACGGAACTGGACAAGAAGATCGATGTGCCGATCATATTGAACTCGGTGAATGCCACGGAGGAATATGAGGGAGACCTGATGACCCGCAGGATGGTCACCCACACCCTCAGTTTCACAGCCAAGTCATTCGTCTTCGGCAGAATCAGGACTTCGGGAATCATCCGCGAGGTTCGCCTCACATTCCAAGAACTGATGAGCGAACCATGACGATCAACGAAAAGACTCTTGACGGCTTCCTGACCAACTACACGGTGGGGATAACGCAGACTAACTTCCTCGGGGTGACATTCTCCGATGGGGCTACATTCGACGGGGCTACGGGTTTCTCTTACAAGGAGATAATCAGGGTGTACCTGGTGGGCAACACATGATGAAAGGCGATGAGCATGGGAAAGATGGACGACAGCCTCTCGGAGATACTCAACATACAGCCAGATGAAGCCCCTTTGGCAAGGAAGGATGGTCAGCCGCTTGCCGTCAAGACGGACATGGACGAGGCAGACAAGGACTTCCAGAAGGCAAGGGAGAACCTTCGGGAACTCATCAGTCTTGGGTTCATGGCTGTGGACGGAGCCTTGAAGGTGGCAACCGAGGTCGAGGAACCACGGGCTTACGAAGTGGTCGCGCAGATGATAAAGGCAGTAGCGGAGACCAACAAGGACTTGGTCGAACTGCATCAGCGCATGAAGACCATCAAGCAGGAAAAGTACCAAAGCAAGGGCGAGACGAACATAAACAATGCCTTGTTCCTTGGTTCCACGAAGGATCTTCAGGAACTCATAAACCCAAAGCGCAGTTTCTCCAAAGCCATGGACGAAGCGCGGCAGATCATAGACCAATCGGAAGTGAAGGATGGCGAAGATGCCTGAAGCAAAGACAGAAGGCTGGTACATGGGAAACCAGAACCTCAAGGCTCCTGGGGTCAAGATAAACTGGACTCAGGAGCAGGTGGCGGAATACGCACGATGTGCCAGGGATCCCATCTACTTCGTGCAGAAATACATCAAGATTGTGTCGCTAGACAAGGGTCTCGTTCCCTTCGACCTCTACGACTACCAGGAAGAGATAGTGCGGACGATCCACGAGAACAGGTTCGTCATTGCCAAGTTGCCGCGACAGGCTGGCAAGTCAACCACGGTGACTGCCTATCTCCTGCACTACATCCTGTTCAACCAGAGCATGAATGTGGCTATCCTTGCCAACAAGATGAGCACGGCAAGGGAACTTCTTGCCAGGCTGAAACTGGCATACGAGTATCTTCCAAGGTGGCTTCAGCAGGGAATCACGGAGTGGAACAAGGGGTCGATCCAACTTGAGAACGGGTCTCGCGTCATCGCTTCAGCGACCTCGTCATCGGCTGTCCGTGGTATGTCCCTGAATGCCATCCTACTGGACGAGTTTGCCTATGTCCCCGACAATGTGGCTGAAGAGTTCTTCTCCTCGGTCTATCCGACCATTTCGTCCGGCAAGGACACCAAGATGATCGTGGTGTCCACTCCCCACGGCATGAACATGTTCTACAAGATGTGGACGGATGCCACGAACAAGAGGAACACATACATCCCGATAGAAGTCCACTGGTCTGATGTTCCTGGTCGCGACGAGAAGTGGATGGAAGAGACGATTGCCAACACCTCTCTTGAGCAGTTCAACACCGAGCACAACTGCGAGTTCCTAGGCTCCATCCACACCCTCATATCGCCAGCCAAGTTGAAGACGCTGGCGTACAAGAACCCCGTATTCGAGAACGGAGAGGGGTTCAAGGTGTACGAGAAGGCTGAACCAAAGCACATCTATGCCATGGCGGTGGATGTCTCGCATGGAACGGAGCAGGACTACTCTGCCTTCAGCGTGTTCGACATCACCAGCACACCCTACAAGGTGGTTGCCACCTTCCGCAACAACAAGATATCCCCCCTGATCTTCCCGAATGTCATCCACATGGCAGCAAGGCAGTACAACAATGCGCATGTGCTGGTCGAGATAAACGACATGGGAGGACAGGTGGCTGATGCCATCCACTCGGAACTGGAATACGAGAACCTCCTGAAATGCACCCACAGGGGAAGGAAGGGTCAGGTCATGGACGGCGGGTTCGGAGTAGGAACCAAGCAGTTCGGAGTCCGTACATCCGAGGTGGTCAAGCGTCTTGGATGCTCCGTCCTCAAGACCCTGCTGGAGGGAAACAGCCTGATCGTGGAGGACTTCGACACAATCAAGGAACTCTACTCTTATGTGTCCAAGAGAAACTCGTTCGAGGCTGAGGCTGGCTACAACGACGACCTTGTGATGACACTGGTTCTCTTCGGGTGGATGTCCACTCAGCCCTACTTCAAGGATGTCACCAACATGGACATCAAGAAGGACATCTACAAGGAGCAGATAGAGAAGATAGAGGAGGAGATGCTTCCGTTTGGGTTCGTCGAGGACGGGGTGGATGACGAGATTTCCACCACGGCATTCGAGGACGGTGCGGTCTGGCACAAGGAAAACGCGGAGAAGTTCTGGGAAGACCGCATGAATCATGGCGCGGGTGGGTGGTACTGAGCAAATACTCAAAATGATACATACGAGAGTAGATTCATTGGGAGAAACAAATGAGCAGACTGCCCGTACAACTTAGTCCTGGTGTGAACTTTTCGGAAATCGACCTCACCACGGTGGTTCCAAACCTCTCGACCACCACAGGTGGCTTTGCTGGCGTGTTTCAGTGGGGACCAGCCGAAAAGGTCGTCACCGTCACTTCCGAAGACGATCTCGTAAGGGTTTTCGGAAAGCCTACTCGCACGGATGACGGCATCGACTTCCATTCTGCGGCTAACTTCCTCCAATATGGGAGAAACCTCAAGATCGTCCGCGTCGTCGGAAGCGACGAGACAACGGCAAACTCCAGCGGAGCGACTGGTCAGATCTACCTCAACGACGATGATTTCTTCGCTGCTGGATCGGGCTTGACCCTTCCCTTCTATGCCCGCTGCCCAGGTGTCATCGGAAACTCCCTCAAGGTCGTGGTTCTGGACGGAGACGGACAGGCTAGCCTGACTCTCGGAGCCACCGCCTCGTCTGGAACGAACACCATCACCTTCACCACGGCAATCGGCGGAACGGTCGAGGAGAACGACAAACTCATATTCCAGACGCAGAACTTCTCGCAGGTCTTCCTCATCGACGCTGCCACTGGTCTGACTGCCACCCTCAAGAGCACGGTGGCAAGCACCATTCCCAACGGAACCGTCATCACATACCGCAGCAAGTATGCGGATCTCTTCTCGCTTGCCGCAGACACCAGCACACAGGCAACCAATGCCGGTGGAGCGAACGACGAACTGAATATCGCGGTCATCGACGAGGACGGTCTTTTCACGGGAACCAAGAACTCCGTTCTCGAGACATATCAGTCGGTGTCCAAGGCTTTCGACAGCAAGGACAACAACAACCAGCCAAACTATGTGACGAGCACGATCAACAACGACTCGACATACATCTGGGGTGGAAACATCAAGAGCATCTGGGGAGCAGCCTCAGAGCAGCCTCTAGGCACTTCGTTCAGCGATGTCTCAGGTGGATTCGCCAAGGTCATCCGCTACAGCCTCGGTGGTGCTACCGCAGGAACAAATGCCAGCAGCAGGATCTACACCAACGGCTACTCCAAGTTGGCTGACCGCGAGAACATCGATGTGTCGCTCATCGTGGCAGGACGCGCTGGCGGCGACTCACAGGCTGAGACCATCGTCAAGTTGCTCAGGGACATGGCTGATGCCCGCAAGGACTGCGTTGTCTTCATCTCGCCAAAACTCAGCGATGTCCTCAACAAGTCTCAGATCACAGCCACGAACAATGTCGTGGCGACCCGCAATGCCTACAACATCAACTCGTCCTATGTCTTCATGGACAGCGGATGGAAGTATGTCTACGACAAGTACAACGACTTGTTCCGATACATCCCTCTGAACTCCGACACGGCTGGTCTTGCCGCAAGGAGCGAGTTCACGTCTCAGCCTTGGTTCTCCCCAGCGGGACCGAACCGTGGATCGCTGAAGAATGTCGTGAAACTGGCGTTCAACCCCGATCAGGCTGCGCGTGACATCCTCTACTCGGCGGGTGTCAATCCCGTGGCTACATTCAGCGGAGAGGGAACCCTTCTCTACGGAGACAAGACCCTTCTCAAGAAGCCGTCCGCGTTCGACCGAATCAATGTCCGTAGGCTCTTCATCACGGTGGAGAGGGCTATCTCCACCGCAGCGAAGTTCAGCCTCTTCGAGTTCAACGACGAGTTCACTAGGTCTCAGTTCCGCAACCTGGTCATCCCCTACCTCAGGAGCATACAGGCGCAGCGCGGCATCACCGACTTCAAGGTCGTGTGCGACGAGACCAACAACACAGGTCAGGTCATCGACAACAACCAGTTCGTCGCAGACATCTTCATCAAGCCCAACCGAAGCATCAACTTCATCCAGTTGAACTTCATCGCGACCAGGACAGACAGCACCTTCACCGAGATCATCTAAGGAGAGAAAATGGCTAATCCCATTCCAACGCAACTCAGTCCTGGAGTAAATGTTTCAGAGATCGACCTCTCGCAGTTCATCGTCCCCGAGGGACTCAATGTTGGCGGCATGGTCGGAATCTTCAACTGGGGACCAGGTCTGGTTGCCACCAACATCAGCACGGAAAGCAACCTTGCGACCATCTTCGGAAAGCCGACAAGCGATGCATCCGCCGTCGATGGAAACCAGGACTTCAACGCTGCGGCAAACTTCCTCCGCTACTCCTCGCCTCTGAAGGTCATCCGTGCCATCAAGGCTGGAGAGGTCAATGCCACATCGGACGATGCGGGCGTGACATGGATCGGCAGCGTTGATCAGCGGACCATCCGCAACATCGACCAGTTCAGGACTCTTGGTGGATTCTCGGCAGGAGACGGGATCGAGACGAAGGCATACTTCAAGGCAAGGTATCCTGGCACATTCGGAAACTCGCTCAGAGTCGTCCTCTTCGACGGAGGAACATCCGACAGCGTTTCCACCCCCGCATACAGCGATTTCACCCTACTTGGTGGTTATGCAGGAGCCATCACGGGAGTATCTAGCGGAAACTACGGAGTGACATACACGGGCTTCTCGGATCGCGGAAGCGGTGCGCAGCAGTCCTCGGCTGGTGTCTCGTTCGAGAGCATTCCTTGGTTCACAGTCACGGTTCAGCCCAAGGTCGCAGCGACCGAGTTCATCTCGACCGTCAATCAGGACATCAACAAGTTCAACATCTTGTATGCCCGTGGAACCACGGCTCAAAACTTCACCTTGACGGGAACTGGGTCGAATCCCGATGGCAACGCAGCCAACTACTACGCAGCCGAAAGGTTCGCTCCTGGCGACGGAGACCACAGGTTCAATCCATTCTACCACTACGGTATTCCTGGCAACATCTTCTGCCGCTTGAATACCACTAACAGCAACTTCGTAGACATCCTGTTCCTGAACGGAGACTACTCCAACATGGGAACCAGGTTCCGCACGGGATCTCCCGATCCAGGCAACACGGCATTCACCATCAGCCGCGTAGAGGTCGTGTCGGAAAGCGGTCTTCCCTCCAACTTCCAGCCGCTGTTCGTGGAGCCATCTAGTCCTCAGTCGGTCCAGACAAGCAACTTCGAGAACTATGTGATCAACTGGTCGCGGGCGGGAGAGGAACTCATCGGTTCTGCTCCATCGGGAACCGTCAAGGGTTGGGCGCAGTTGATCGGTATCACCGGAGGCAGATCCTACAAGCGCAGGATTGACCAGGACTCGTCCAACATCGAGACGGTCGGAATCACCTTCGATGTCACGGGTGGCATCACGGGGGTCAGGAACAACCTCAAGTTCGGAATCGTGCAGTTTGGCGTTCGCAGCGACTCATCTTCCACGACTACATCCAGCGGAGAGCCGTTCTCCTCGTCCAAGTTGTTCGGAAGCATCCCTGCCACTTCGTCCTATGCCCTGTCGCAGGGAGGGTCGAACGACGAGATCAGCATCGCAGTTGTCGATGCGGGTGGAAAGTTCGGTACTAAGGGTTCCATCCTTGAGCGGTTTGAACTCCTCTCCAAGGCATCCGATGCCAAGAACCTGGACGGAGAGTCC